AGACCAATTTCCGACATGTTAATCGGGAAAGCATTATAAAGAACATATGTCATAAGTGGATCGTCATTACGATCTAGATGTTCTACTGACATATCGACTTGATAGTCAATTGGATTTAGAATACCAGTGTTGGCTTCTAGATCATTCATACCATTCATCCACTCTTCGAATGGACGACGAAGTGACATTGCAGTATCGTTAACAACTGTGATTGTGAACGGATCAAAGATGCGCTCACCTGCCAACTTAACTTCGCGGCCGCGGTATTGAATGATTGTTGGGTTTACTGTTGACGCAGGAAGTGCTGCACCTGTAACCAGTAGCGAATATTCTGTATCAGGAACCGAACCTACGAAACCTGGGAATGTTAGAATAACACGAAACTGGTTTGGTCTAGCACCACCAGCCCCTAGTAACCCTTTAAATTTTGAAATATCCATTTATAAATCTCCTATTTCTATTTAGTCGGGTTATTAGGCACCAACTTCTGTGAACGATACTGAGGTGCGAACCGCAACAAAGTTCAACTGGATGAAGTTGATCGAACGTGCTGGCTTGATATAGATATCAGCAACAAATTCGTTGCGATCAATAACTTCACCAGTATTGTTTGTTTCGTCACAAACCACGCGGAAGTCAAAGATGCCACGACGACCACGAACGTCACGTAGGAATGGTTCTACCATCGAACGGAACTGTGCGCGAGTGAAGACATCGTTGAATTCAAAGAGTTGATACTTAGCCGCAGTTGCGATAGCCTTTTGAAGAACGATGAATAGACGGCGAACGTTGATACGGTCAAAAGCACTTGGCTTTGTAAGAAGTGTCTTATCACCATAAAGTAGTGTGCCTTCGCCCGGGAAGGTAACAACTGGGTTAACGCCGCTCTTATACAGAACATCACGTTCTGTTTGATTTGGCGACCAAATCAACTTGACAACATTCTTAATCTGACCACGATTGAAGCCAGCTGGTGACCACCATGCATCATTTGTTTGATCTGTGCGGGCGCAGAGACCAGCCGTATCAGCGTTCAAAGGAACATTGACGTAAGCATCATTATAGCGGTCATATTGGCGTTTCCAACCAGAATCCATAACTGCATATGAAGTATTGCGGTTAATATCAGTTTGACGATATGCTACAACATCGGCCGCTTCTTCACCTGCGTTGTTATAAACATCCTCTAGGGGAGGCGAGAAGAATACCATACAATCTAGGCGGGCAAGTGCCACGCTGTCGATTGCATATTGGACAACTGCTGCGGCATGACCACCGGTTAGGATAAGTGAAATATCTACTGTTTCTTTATTTGCGAATAGTGCGTAACCAGATTGAAGGTTACCAGATGATGGTGCACCATCAACACCAGCACTAAGATTATATACTACTGGGTCAGCTAAAGTGTCAAATTCTGTATCAGCACCTGAACCCCAGTTTGTGCTTGCTGGATGATCCATCCACCACACATATTGTGAGCTATTTAGAACTTCTTTGTAATAGTTATTTGTTCCGTCTGCAATTCTAGCACCCACCATTTTAGATGCAAACGCATAAGTGGCAAGAACAGTACCAGATGAACCAGAAAACTTACCATCTGTATCGACGATTACAATATGTATCTCGTCGTCATCGCTGTTGTTTTCATTGGCGTAGACGCTCGTGCCAGGCGCGGCGTCAAAATATGAAGCATAGTCCCAGCCAGTAAACGAATCGACATCTGCTATGTGAACTGCAAGAGAATTGCCGTAAACACCCGGGTATTTAGCAGCAATTACACCAACCGCTGCTTGGCCACTAGCATAGTTTGCTTCATAGTGGTCTTCATTCTTAATAAGAATAGCGGTTCCGGTCGAAATAGCATTCTTAGCGGTGCTGCCGACTGAACGAACTAGCTGAAGGTTGTTACCATAGCCTAAAAAGTTGGCTGCGGTGAACCAGTCGATTGTATTTTTTGGTAGACCAAAGAACTTTCTAAGATCATTTTCTGATGCTACGGTACGAATTTCTTCTACCGGGCCCCAGTTGAAATCACCCACAAACGCGCCTGCCGAAGTCGATACGGCTGGGATAACGTTTGTTAGATCCTTCTCAGTTACTAGGACTCCTGGCGATAATTGAAAAGCCATATTCTTCTCCTCGTTGTAAACCTGACAATATTAACTTGTCGTTTTATGTTTTTATTTATAAAAATGTAAAAGTTACAGTAGCCAACCCGCTCGTCGAGGTTCTTCATCGTCTTGTGTAACTTTCCAAAGGTCACCATTTGATACAAAATAGTCTTCTTGGTGTCCATTACTTATTGTTCCGAATGGAGTTAGTTCATCCTCGATGCTATCCATTTGATCTTTATACATTTTCTCACGAATATCAACATTTGTCATATCTTTGAAGTATGGATTACTTGTCATCCATGCTAATAGAACGAGACTCATTACAAGGTCATCAAAGTAACCTTCGTCTGCCTGCCAAGATCCCTGTTTTTCAATGAATGTAGAGAACTCGGAAATTGTTTCGGCATCAAATACTAATAATTTTTGTTCTTCAAGTAGAGATTTTAGAGCAAAACAACCCTGTCTCTTTACTTGCTTAGTCATTCTAACACCGCGCTGGGTCTTTGTACCAAAACCGGGTGATAGATATTGCTTTAAAGCGGTCTTTACAGTAGTCAGAATATTATCATACTCTAACTCCATGTGTAGAATATCGGCCACCTGTTGGCCGATATCATTGATTTCAACAAGAATATATGCCTTGTTGTATTCGTTACCCACTTTAGCTACGATGTTAGGAAACAACATCGGAGCAATTTTATTATCACGATACTTAGCAACCAGTCTATATGGCGCTTCGGTAACATCTAACAGTGTGAAAGCAGAATAGTCTCCACCTACACCTCTTGCCGTGTCTACACCCATAGCATAGATGTGGCCGTCGATGGGTTCTTCAAAAATATCCAGACCATCTCGTGTGTGAATAGGATCAATAGAACTCATTGCACCCAAAGTCTTAGCTGAGACAAGAGTGTTGCTTGAACCAAGAAACTCACAAAGAACTTCTTGGTTGAACTTTAGTTCTCCCAGTAAGCGAAGTTGTTCTTCTGCCCATGCTTCGTCTCTACCAGGAATTCTATGATAAGGAATAAACATAGGCACAAAGCCGTTGTTTCCTTTTTCAGCCTCATTCCAGAATTTCCAGAAGTGATTGTAGCCCAGCGGTGTAGAGGTCAGAAGAATCTTAGTTGTCTGACCCGCGGAAATTGTAGGATAAACAGAAGCAAAGAATTGTTCTGCGACGGTGTTTGGAATAATTGCCGCTTCGTCAATGTATAGCCAGTTAACAGACTTACCACGAATACCAGAAGCAGTTGTAGCAGCGGTGAAAATCTTAGAGCCGTTTTCCAGCTCTACGTCACCCTTGTTCCATGTCTTAACACCTTGTTGCATCCATAGCGGCAAGTTTTCATACATACCCTGATAACGAGCCATAACTTCGCGGGCAGCAGCCGTCTTGTTGGCCATGATAGCCACTGTCTTACTGTCTTGAAAGAGAGTATACCAAAGAATACATGCCGCAGAAGTAATAGTCTTACCCTGCTGGCGACCTTCCATGAGAATTGCTTTACGATTCCCCAGAATATGTTTTACTTTTTCTTTCTGACAATCATACAACTTAAACAACTGGAGTCCATAATCCAGTGTAACAATCATACAGTAATTTTCAATGAAGTAAATAGGATCTTCCTGGCATTTTTCGATTTCTGCCAGTTGTTCAAATGTAAAGTTGTGCTTATGACCGATCGGCTTTAAGTTAATATTACCGTGGTACGAGGATTCCTCACTCATGATCTATTACTTTAGCTCTCTCTGCTTTCAAGGCTTTGAGTAAATCAGATGTAGAACCAGAAAAGATGATATTGTTTTGAGTATCAATGCTCTGTTTCTTGGGTTCTTCTTCTCGTAGTCTCTTTTTCTTGGACTGCAAATCAAGAAGGTCTTTTGCAGCATCGCCCGTTGTTTTAATCAACTGGCCGACAACTTCATATGCGCGAGGACTATCACTTGCAAGAGCGACATTCAACATACCTTCGAGTGCTTGTTGGCTGGTACCAATCAAATCGTTTAGTTTTTTTCTTGCGACAAGATAGTCATCTTCGATATCATCACCCGTAGATATGATTTCTGGTACCAAAGGTTTCTCAACTACAGTTGGTACTTGGTCTTTTTGGTTAAGAACTTCGTCCATGTGAGTGCCAAAGATGGCATCTAATTTGTCGTATTGGTTACTCGAATGATTCATCAAATTGCTCCACATAACTCCAATCATCAAGATACGAAGCATCTTCAGGTGTGTATGTCACTTGGTATTTAACTTTTTCTAAATTACCCTCTTTGGGATCAAGATTGGCATATGTATTGGCGATTGCAGTTTTAATATAACCCTGCATATCAACTGGACCATAGAAATTCAATCCAAGATTGAAGGTTAAATTCCATACAATCGATTGTCTTTGCGTGAACTCGCCTTCGTAATTATCTTCAAATGAAACATTTTCAAGAATAATTTGCAAGTCTCTTTTAATTCCCATTTCAGGAATATCAGTGATAGTCACATTGAAATCAGGATTAAAAAATGGTAAAATTTGTTCAATGATTTGAAGGCCGTCATCCTGGTTCTTCGTTATAATGAACAAAGATATTGCCAAAGTATATGGTGTGCTAGTGTATTGAACTCTTACTTTATCAGGATCATCACCAACACCAACTGCTATATTTTTAGTAAGAATATTTAATTTCTGTTGTGGGTTATATTGAAGACCAGTAATCTCGAACCCAATTCTAGGTAATGTGATTGCAACCGACGCAGGATCATTTCCAGGTACCGCAGCAACTCTTGCTAGAAACTTATCTTTAGGTCCGTATGCGAGAGGCACTCGAATGGACTGAGCCACTTCACCTGCAGAGTTTTTACGCTCTACGGTTAGCTGATTGAATATCGTTCCAAAGGCAATAATAGCTTTACGAATGTGCTGGTGATAGAAGTGTTGTTTCAAAAACATTATGTTATCGTCCTTACTTGAACTTCACCGAATGGATTAAACGCGGTAAAATCTAGGAACTCTGCCGCCGCATCTTCAAAATCATTAGTCTGATCCAGAGGATCAACGTTTGATGTGCCACTTTCTTGTAAGATGATGGAGTCGCTGGTATTTGATAGAACATAATCACCAGACTGCATGATAAGTTGCCAATCATAAAGGTCTTGAGTTAGACCATCGGTAATACCATCGATTTCTTCAAGACCAGTATCAATGGTTTCAGAACTAAATTCGAATACCTGACATGACATTTTATATGTATAAATTTTTCCCAACTGGTAGAAAGGATTTAGAAAGTCCACATAGTTGATTTGAAAGAATGTCTTTGTCTTAGGAAAGAACAGTAAATCGCCTTCTGCTGGACGCTCTGGCAACTGCAAATTTTCTGCATTTCTACCAACAGATTCTTCCCAGCGGCGTCTCGCAACAACAAACGTTGCGGTCGATCTAAACTCAAAGCCAAACTTTGTTAGTAACTCACCTTGACCTTCGAAGCCTTCTGTGTTTTCAAGATACATTTCCAATGGATATGCTTGGGTAAAATATGATAGCGCATCTTCATATAGAATTTCGTCTTTGTTTGCTATCGTTCTTGGAAGATAGTAGACATCATGTCCATAAATCTTCATACTTTCGATAACAAGGTCCTCCAACAAACGTTGTTCGTTTGTTGTACCCGATGTATTTCCTGATTGAAAGTAGAAGTTAGTTGGCATGATATTAGCCCACCATAAAATCGACTGGCAGTTCCGAACTTAGCTGCATGTCTCGTTGTATCATTCTAATTTCCTCGACGGCTTCATCATAGACCTGCTGGCCATTCATGACGATACCACCGGGCAATTGCATACCACCAAATTTTTTCATGTTGTCTCCCCACTGCTTTTTAATCAAAGCCGTGGCATACTCTTTTAAGAATCTATCGTCATAGACTTGAGTGAATGTATTTGGGTCAACAATTCGATAGCATTCAACGATGATAAAATCACCTGGTTCAAATACATCTTTCCAATTACAGTGAATTTCTAGCTTATCGGTCTTACGATTGTATGCAAATGATCTATCGCCAACCAGAAGCATATCTAACATTGACAAGTATTGTTTCATCTGAGTGAAATAAATCATGTCCGCAGATAATAGGTTATACATATCATTCATACGGAACTGATAGATAACGTCAAACATATTGTTTGCATTATTCATACCAGAGCTTGGACCATTTACTGGCAACACTCTTATTACGCCGATAACGGCATCAGAAATGGATACATAACCATTCTCAATATCACCTGGTGTATAGAAATTGCTTGTTGCAACTAAAGCGCGACTAAAGCCCGAAGTTTCGCCG